ACATGGAGGGATTCCCGTTCCGGAAGTTTGAGCGCCACCATCTCACGGAGGGGTACCGGCTGGGGCACCGGTTCAGCATACCGATCTGCGCGTGGCACCACCGTGGCGTGAGCACACCTGATTCTGACGCCCTTGCCATGGAAGCCATCTATGGCCCCTCCCTTGCGTTGAACAAGAAGAAATTCATCGAGGTATTCGGCACGGAGCGCAATTTGTGTGAGAAGGTTGATGAGCTTCTTGGTTACGGAAAAACGCCATGGCCGGCATCGAAGATAATGCGGACAGGAACATGACTGAGCCAAAGAAACGCAAGAAACCATCCGGTTCGCCAACGCAACGAAGTTTGAAACTTCTGCGCGAGCAAGGGTACAAGGCTGGAGTGGTTGAGAAATGGCAGGCGGTACCGGGACATCCTGGTGGTGGAGTCAGGCAGGATTTGCTGAATTTCATCGACATCATGGCGTTCAAGCCCGGAGAAGTTTTGGCCGTTCAATGTACGTCTGCGTCCGGGATGTCTGCCAGGCTTGCCAAGATCAGGAGTGACGACCTGCTGGAGAATGTCGAGGCTGTTCGCGCTTCCGGTGCAAAAATACAAATCCACGGCTGGGAAAAGAAAAAAGTGATTGGCACCAAACTGATGCGATGGCGGGTGCGCGTGGTGGACTTGACGGAGGTGGAAGATGGCGTTCAATGAAAAATTGCAGTCGGGTGGTTTCGACAATCAGGCAACTCAGGAAAAGCTGGAAACCTGGTGGGGGATGTTGTCGGCGAAAGACCGGGAGAAGATATTGTCGTCCGTGAAGGAACCGACCAAACTGAAGACCCGCCAGTGGAGTGAGATTGTGCCGGCCACGCAGGCAAAGCTGTTTCAGGCGGGATCCATCATGGTCAAGCTGACAAAGGACTTCCCGCGCTGATAGACTGGTGCCAACAGCGAGGATTGGTATGGCAGCAGCAAAACGAAATCTTGATTCCAGACAGAAGCGCGGCGGCGGACGGGGTGGCCATACCCGGACGGTGGTGCTGAAGAATGGCGAAATTCTGGAATTGACCGCAAAGGAATATCGGTATGCCATGGAGTGGGCAAAAACGCAGGATGTCGAAAAGGCCCGAAAAGCCGGTGGATACACGGTCAAGTACATCAAGGGCCGGCATGGAGAGCTGATGCGGCGCATTGCCCCGCTGGTGTTGCAAATCTCCGAGGAAACCGAAAAGCTCGCGGTCATGACGAAGGCGGACGTGATACAGGAATTGAGTCCGCTGGCCAGGCTCAACGCACAGGACACCATCAATCCGGACGGCACGCCTATTCCGCTGCATGAATTACCGCGAGAGGTTGCCGCTGCCGTATCCGATTACGAGGTCACAAGGAAAGACGGCAAAACCATCTGGAAGTACAAATTTCACGACAAGATCAAGGCCGTGGCGCTGATCGGCAAACATCTCGGCATGTTCGACAGCAAGCTGATCTTGCAAGGAAGTATCGACCATCACCACAGCATGAAGAACATCGACCTTAGCAAAGTGCCTTCCGACGATCTGAAAAAAATGCTGGAGTGGCACCAAGAACAGGCGAGCAAGCAGGGGATTTTGCTGGAGCATTCCACGGGAGCCCCGGTCAATGAGAGGTGATCCCTTCCCGGTTGATCTGGAGAAACAACTGAACGAGGCGGGGATTTATTTCAAGCCGGTGTCAGCAGAATTCTACATTCTGGAGGATCGCCGGCAGCGTCCTTTCAGCTATCGCGGGACAAACGAGATATGGCGCAACGATCCCAGCAGCATCCGGAACTTCTTTCATTCCAAGCTGGATGCCTACATCGCCCTGAAGGGAGAGCCCCCGGTCGAGATTACGCTTGAGTAGGAAAACTGGATTTTTGTGGCAATGGTGCTATATTTCTCGTATCGCGAACCATGCAGGATCAATCTGTGCCAAGGAACAATCCGAAAAAAGCCGCAAAGAGCGGCAAGGTGAGATCGCGGCCAGGGTTGGGGAAAGACATTCATCGACTGCAAAGGTGGGTCAGCTGTGAGAGAAACGAAGGGGATTTACGTGATCGACCGCCGGGTAATCGAAAAGCGGCGAGGCGATAACAAATTCGATCCAGATGTCCCGAAACGGGTCACGAGGAAACGACGTGCGAAAACTGATCCGAAAAAACAGCCCCTGTAATTTTGCCGGACTCCCGGCGAAACTTCATACCAACAGCCATTTCCTTTTTGCGGCCCACGACAGCATTGCTGACCTTCGTGCGCCCGACCCGTTGTCAGCTATCCGGAGAGTCGCATGACCAAGAAAAAAACGCGGAAGAAAACAGCCCCGAAACCGATGTCACTGCACCGCCATGACGAGAAAGCCAAGTGGGTGATCACCTACAGCTTCCATGCCGGGGACACAATGTCGATCGACACCGCCTTGCACGAAGGGACATTGACGGAATTCCTGATTGAAGCGAACAGCGTGTTCACCAATCCCAGCATCGTGTATCCCTACCAGGTGACGGACGCTCAGTTCGAGAGCCTGCAAAAAGCAATGGATATGGTCGAGGAAGTCGAAGTCGAAGAAGACTGGGAACCCGGCATTCTCGAAACGGTTTTCTCCGGCGAGGAAGTTGGTGATCTGGAACTGCCGTTCGGCGGGGAAGACCTGGAGGAACTTGAAGCATGAAGCTGATCACGGGCATCCCGAACACGCGGTACGAGGAAGCCAATGAATCAACCGATGGCTACACGCTCAGCTACAAGACGTTGCGTGATGAAGAAAATCATCGCCAGGAAGTCGGGTTGCAGCAGCGGGTGGCAAAACTGACCGACCAGACTGTTCGGGATTTCCTGTACGGAACTGCATGGAAGGCATTGAAGACGGCCTATCACGTCATGCTGGGACACACGCTGATCCTTCGATACTGTGAGCCGGTTCGCATGGAGGGCGCAGGAAAGGTCAGTGTGTCCTGGCGATTGTCGCTTGAGTGGGAGTAATTTTTTGAAACAAGGGGACGGTGATGAACAATCAAATATCAGTAGCAGAAGCTCGCCAGGCTGTCTTCAGCCAACTGGATGAAGGCATTATATGCCCGTGCTGCAATCAATTGGCGAAACGGTATGAGCGCAAGATTACCTCCAGCATGGCCTGCGGGCTGATTGCGTTGGTCAAGGAATACCAGCGAACCCGAGACTGGGTACACATTACCGAGCTGCCTGTCGGGGACCGGCGAGTCTGGGCCGCGATTCGCGGTGATTTCGCCAAGCTCCGCTACTGGGGGCTGATTGTGCAACGTGGGACATCACCCACAAGCGGTAAACGGACATCTGGGTATTGGAAACCGACGCAATTAGCTATGTCATTTATCGTGGGTAAAGCTACTGTCCCGCACAGTTACGGGATTTTCAACGGAAAGGTTGTTTCGATGTCCCCAAGCCGCGTGACAATATGGCAAGCCCTCACCAACAAGTTTTCATATTCTGAACTAATCAAAGGAATTCCCGGCTTGTCCACTGCCGCCGATCAGAAAGAACTCAATCTTGAAGCAACCAAAGGAGTGGATGCGGCGTGAAGTTTTGTAAATGCGGCAAACAACAGGACCGAAAGGGGCAGCGCCCCTGTCGAGAATGTCATGCCGCCTACATGCGAGCTTGGCGAAAGGTGAACAAGATGACGCCGGAGCAACGAAAAAAAGACAATGCACGCTCATATGCATGCGTCATGGAACAACGCGGACAACTTCGGCGAGAACCTTGCATGCTGTGTGGGAAGCGAGCCGAAAGGCACCATCCTGATTACGACCAGCCTGGTTTCGTTCTGTGGTTGTGCCGTCAACATCATCTAGACTTGCATGCTGGCAGAGTGGTTATTTTGGACCATCCTAATCAGCCAACCGTGCAGCCGCCTCAGAGACTGGCATTGGCGACATGACGGATGCTTTGTTGTCACGACAAATTCCGACCTACACCGCCATTCAGGCGGAGTTGTTGCGACGTGATTTCCGGGAATTCATCAGAGCGGCTTGGCCGCATGTAGAATCAAAACCGTTTACGCCAGGCTGGCATATTGACGCCATTGCCGAGCATTTTTGCTGGGTGATGATGGGCGAGATTGACCAGTTGATGATCAACATTCCTCCGCGTTTTTCAAAAACCACATCTGTTTCCGTAATGGGGCCAGCGTGGGCGTGGACATCTCCTGAATGGGCCGGGATTCAATGGCTCTGCACTTCCTACGCTTCAAACCTGTCCATTCGAGATACGGTGGCATCCCGTCGTTTGATTCTTTCGCCGTGGTATCAGGAGCGATGGGGTGGGATATTCCGATTGTCCTACGATGAAAATACGAAATCACGCTTCTCGAACGACCAAGGCGGTTATCGCATAGCAACCTCTGTTGATGGGTCTGGTACTGGAGAAGGTGGCGATATTCAGATTGGTGATGATTTTCATAACATGAAGGAAATTTATTCCGACGCAAAGCGTCAAGGCGCGGTGGATTATTACAAAAATACGTTTCGTTCCCGCGTCAACAACCCGGATCGCCCGAGGCGAATCTTTGTCATGCAGCGTGGTCATGATAATGACGTGCCGGGACACATCTGGGCTACAGAGCGGGAGCATTGGACTTGGCTGGTGTTGCCGCAGGAATATGATCCTACACGAAAATCAGTGACGGTCATCAAAGGCAAGAAGCGGTGGGAAGACCCGCGCACCAAGGAAGGCGAATTACTATGTCCCGCACGCATGAGTCAGCGTGCTGTGGAATACGAAAAGAAACATGGGATGACCAGACGTGACTTTCAGGCGCAGCACAATCAGGATCCTTCTGCCGGCGGTGGCCTGATCCTGAAGCGTGAGTGGTGGAAGGTTTGGCCGAAGGAAAAACCGCCTCCGGTGATCCAGTTGGTGTCGTTCTGGGATACCGCGTTCGAGGCCAAGGAAGAAGCCGATCATTCCGCCCGGACGACGTGGGGGGTGTTCGAGCATTCCGAAACCGGGGACGACAAGGACAATGACCTGAACATCATCCTGATCAATGCGTGGTGGGACCAGGTGAACTATCCCGACCTGAAAGAAGAAATCAAGGCCACGCACGAACGGTTTGAAGAAGACATGATCGTGATCGAAAAGAAGGCGAGCGGCATCAGTTTGATTCAGGACTTGCGGCGGGACTCGGCCAAGTATCCGGTCAAGGAATTCAATCCGAGAGCGGACAAGGTGATGCGTGCGCACCTGGCGTCGTTTCCGCTGGAAAAAGGTAAGGTCTGGGTGCTGGACAGGCCGGCGCTGAAGAACGTACAGAACATGTGCGCCAAGTTTCCCGCGCTGGACATGAAGGACGTGGTGGATACGGTTACGATGGCGCTGATCTGGTTCCGCAAGAAGCATATGGTGCTGGCGGAGGATTTGTACGAAGATAGGGATGAATTGACCGACCGGGACACGAAGCGGCGCAAGCCAACCTACGGCTGATCCTGATATACTGCGACGGGAGAAGACATGGCAACTGACCGGGTGGCGAGCAACCGCGAATCGGAAATGATTGATTACCTGCATGAAGCCATCGAAAAGATGGTGAGCGGCAAGGTGAAAGCCATTGTGGTGGCGATGGACGACGGGACAGGCGGTGACTTCGATTGGTACACGGACAACGAAAGCAGCGAGCCGTATGCCGTATGCCTGGCATCCATGGCGCACCAGTACATCACGCTGGAGACAATAGCAACGCGATCCGCGAAACTGGACGGTGATTTGAATGGCTGAAACCGATGATGATTTGGCGATGGTGGACTATGAATCGACCATGGGAGACATACCGGAAGAAGCCATTACCGGCACGCATGAAGTCGATGGCGCCAAGGTCAGCTACCTGAGAAGCGGAGAGATCGAGATTGACCTGGATGGCGATCCGGATGTCAACGTATTCGCCGGCGATCAGGGGTTTGCCGCGAATCTCGCGCTGTACATGGATACCAGCGAGTTGTCCGCCATGGCGATTCGATTGGAAGAAATGGTTCAGGCGGACATCGACAGTCGCACAGAACACGACAAGCTGATCACGTCGGCAATGGAAATCCTGGGATTGAAGGATATACCGGACGATGACGCACCTTTCGATGGCGCCAGCCAGTTGACCATTCCAGTGCTGGCGGAAGCGGTCGTGAACTTCCAGGCACGCGCGATGGAGGAATTCTTTCCGGCCACCGGCCCGGTAAAAACCACGGTGATGGGCAAGAAAACGACCGCGAAGATGGAGAAAGCCCAGCGCGTCGAATCACACATGAACTACCAGTTGACGGAGAAGGACGAGGGGTATTACGACGATACCGACCAGATGCTGCTGTTGCTGCCGATTCACGGCACGATTTTCCGGCGAGGCTATCAGGATGTTCTGACCGGCGAGCCGCGCATTCGATCCGTCACCTCGAAGTATTGTCACGTCCCTTATGACGCCACTTCGCTGCAAGATTCCCCTCGCATCACGTTTGAATATCGAATGCACGAGAATGATCTTCGCCGGGCGATGGATGCCGAGGCTTTCCGGACCACGACCCTGGTTGAAGGGGTGCCGGACGAAACCGATTCCGACCGTCCGGAAGACATTTCCGACAAGCGTTCACCGGTTCGTTCCGAAGAAGACAACGTGTACACCATGCGGGAAGTTTATATCGAATACGAGCTGCCGGATGGGGTGGATACCTATCAGGAAGGCCGGGGGTTTGCGCTGCCGTACATCATCACCTATTGCGTGGAACTGGATACGGTGCTGGCGATTCGCCGCAACTGGAAGAAAAACGATGACCAATTCCGGAAACGCAACTGGATCGTTGCCTACAAGTTCCTGCCGGCCATGGGGTTCTATGGCTGGGGATTACTGCACATCATCGGAAACAGCGCCAAGGCTGCCGCAGGGGCGCTGAGAGCGTTGCTGGATTCCGCTGCGGCAAAC